CGGCAAGAGCCAGAGCCGGGTCATGTCTCCGTTACGGTGCTTCTTCCCGATGCCGACAGCAGTGATCACGCTGCCCGCCATCAGGTTCCCCACGTGGTGCTTCGTGAAGTATGGCTGGTCGCCCTGCTCCACGATCATGCAGAACAGGGGGCGGCTCGTTGCCTTGTGGTACAGGACCCACGTTCCGGGTGCCCGCATGAGGGCTGCGTTGGCGGCGATCCATCCCGGCTGGTCGAGGTCGATGCCGGTGTTGCCGTTGGTGCGGTCGTCCGGCTCGATGACGAGGAAGAAGGGGAAGTCCCCGTGCCACTGGCTGGTGACGGCCTCTTCGGTGACTACTTCCATCCGACCTTCTCCATCGCCTCTTCGCGGGTCATGACGGTCTCGCCGATCTCCTCGAGAACGGCCTCGCGGAACGCGCTGGCAGCGGGGTCTCGGAAGACGATCTCCCGCAGGAAGGTCCCCTCGGTGATGATCTGCTCACCGACGTGACCGACCTTGACGGACGTGTCCACGAAGATCTTGCTGCCGGATGCCTTGGCCTCGCGGCAGAACAGGAAATCCTCGCCGTACTCCTCCTCCCAGCGGAAGAAGGGAGCTGGGCGCTGGCTCTTGCGGTCCTTGAACTCGGGGAACGTGCCCGCCCCGTTGGCGGTCAGGATCCGGTCGAAGACGCGCTTGTGGATCAGGCAGAAGGCCATCCCCGTCGCGTCCACTTCGACCGCCGCATCCGCAGGCCACCGCTCGAGGAAGGTGTACCCGTGGTTGTCGTCGGCGGCCATCTTGTACATGGTGGGCTGGTAGGGATCGCCCCTCTGGAAACACAGTCCGCCGACCATGTCGAGATCGAACTTCTCGCGAGTCTCGACGAGGACGCGGGTAGCCTCGGGCTGCCAGACCATGTCGGAGTCGATGAAGAGGATCCAGTCCCCCTCCATCTCGTTGATGCACTGGTTGCGCTGGAACGTGAGGATATTCCCCACGATGATGAACCGCTTGATGTACTGCCCGGGCTTGAGGTAGGTCCGGTCGTCCATCATCAGGCTCACGGCGGTCGCTGCAGCCAGCGTACCGCGAGTGACCATGGCGACGGTGCCCACGCACTCCTGCGCGTACACAGGGTTCTCGTGGACCTCGAGGATCTCCATGTCCAGACCGTTGATCCCGGCCCCTTTCGGGACCTTAGGCTTCGCGACCATCGGTCAGGCGACGACGATGGTGGCCGCGTCGAGGACGGCGATCTCGTTGGTGGGATCCGTCACGTTGTAGAGCTGCACGGTGTAGCTCCCGGCGGACGGGAAGATGTAGCTGTTGAACTCGAACGCGCCGTCCGGGGTCGTCCCGAACACCTGCGTCCGCCCGACCTCGACCCCGCCGACCTTGAGGGTCATGGCAAAGCGGTTCTCGGGATCCGCCGGGTACTTCGCGGCGTCGTGCGACCCGGTGTCGTTGGGCGACGTGCCCGCGATGGCGAAGGTGCAGACCGTCTTCTTGGCGGTGATGCTCCCGCTGGCGGGGGTGACTGTGATCGCTGCGGCCATTAGATTGCCTCCACTGTTACGTCGACGAGCCGGTGCTCGTAGGGTACGACGACTTCATCGCGGAACATCTGCTCCTTACGATCAGAGAACCTCCAGAGCGGGCACCTCGAGCACCTCGAGAACACGACACCGTTGAAGACATCCGGCTCCCAGTCGTGCTCACCCACGCATGTGTTGGAGGGCCCCTGCGCCCTGTGCGGTGACTGCAGGGGGTGCCACGCGAACGGTGGCTCCCAGATCTTGATCATCGGCCCGCACATCCTCTTCGCGAGGTTCTGATCCTCGCTGCCATGACGGCCGAGGAAGAGCATGTCGAACCCGCCTGCGGCGACGACCCCCAGACGATGGACCCCGAAGCAGCCCGCGTAGCCGCTCTGGTAGGTGTGGAAGCGGTTGGCCTCGTGCTCCCTCGAGCGCCCGATGGCGGGATCCGCGTCGAGCAGATCCGCCGGATCGTTGAGATCGAAGTCGACGAAGCGGTGGTGGCCCCAGACCCACGGCTCGTTCTCGAGGAGCGCCTCGAAGTCGCGCACCATGTGACGGGGAGCGATCTGATCGTCGTCCTGAAAGATGATGACGTCAGCGTCTGACTCCCAGATCCCGATGTTCCTCCGCAGGGCCACATCGCTGCGACCGTACGGGTAATCCTCCGAGTCGAACCTCAGGACGCGGGCCGCGATGGAGAGGAGCAGCTCGGGGGCGCAGTACTCGTTGCTAACGACGGTGACCAGATCGGGCGGTCGTGACTGCTGATTGAGGGACCACAGCAGCTTCGACGGGTTCCCGACGCTCGGGACGACGACCTCAACCTTCATCCGTGCTCCTGACGCCAGAGCTGCTGATCCGCTCGGATCAACGGCCCCAGCTCATCCTTCCTGCGCTCCGCCGACGTGCTCTGGTCGTGGGAGAGCGGGAGCCCGTTGACTCTCCCCACCTGCAGGCCCTCCGCCCTGACCTCGGACTCGAACTGGTCATCCCCGAACCACCAGTTGTAGCGTTCGTCGAAGGGGATCATCAGCCCCCGTCTGAACATGAAGCAGAACCCGGTCATACCCCCGACGCGGGCCGAGCCCTCGGTGAGCTGGATCTGGATCTTCTCCGGCAAGCCTGCCTCGAGGGGCGCGTGCTGGTCTGGGTAGACCACCCCAATCTGGGGCTGGGCTTCGAGGACCCTCGCCATCAGGGGAAGCGTCCCCGGCAGGATCTTGATGTCGTCGTTCAGGACGGCGATGTAGTCACCCGTCGCCATCTCGACCCCCGCATTCCACATGCGGTAGATCCTGTGGTCGTACTGGCCTGACTCCAGCAGGTTGACCTCCACTCCATCATGCTCGAGCACCGCCAGCAGCATAACGAGCTGGGGCGGGTGGTACAGGGTCGGGATGATGGCCGAGATCACGTCGGTGGCACCTTGTTGGCAGGCCAGTAGCGATAGACGATCTCGGGCGAGTAGGCCATCTTCACGCCGTCCGCAACGATGCGACTGCGGAGATCGTAGTCGGCGATGACATCCCGTTTCCAGCTCTCCGCGTCGTAGCGGTATCCGAGCGATCTCCGCATCAGGTACGCACCGTCCGTGAAGGCGTCACCGTTGGGGGGCCACGAGCCGTAGACGCCGTGTCCCACCACCTCCGTCCTGCCGTAGACGAAGTCCGCGTCACCCACCGCCCCCAGCAGCACCTCCGTACGGTTGGCCGGGTAGGCGTCGTCATCGGCCAGAACGCACACCCACTCCCCGAGGGCGTGATCGAGGCCGTAGTTGATCGGCGGGATGCCCATGGCCTGCCACCGGGCGTGCTCGTCCTCCGGGTAGACCGAGTGCGACAGGTTCGTGAACCGGAAGCGCCAGTCGCGAGCCACCAGATCCATCATCACGAGGGCGGTCTTGGCGTCCGTCCCGTCTCCCACCACGTGGCATTCCCAGTCGCGGTAGGTCTGGTCGAGGATCGAGGGGAGGCAGCGGTCGCGGAGAAGCTCGGCCCTGTTGTAGGTCGGGACGATGATCGAGATCAACGCCGCTTCCCGACGAGCTGCGGGCCGCCACCGACCTGAGGGTCGCTCCTCGAGTCGAGGATGTCACACCCCGCCATGTCCATGAGCAGGGGCCACGTGTCGTCGAGGAAGCGGTAGAAGTCGGGCGGGTTGTGGGGCGGGAAGCCCGTGGTGTGGGTAGTCAGGATGAAGTGACCACCGGGTCGAAGAACGCGCCTGACCTCGTCCAGCGAGCGCCAGAAGGTCGGATCGTGTTCCAACTGGGAGGTCGAGACTACGACGTCGAAGGACGCCTCCCTGAACTCCAAAAGCGAGGCGTCCATGACCATGTCGACCCCGGGCCCTGCCTCGCGGTCGATGCCGATGTAGTCGCCCTTGAAGAGCTGCCTGACGCTGCCGTTGACGTTGTAGCTGCCGATCTCGAGCACCTTCTTGTGCCTGAGGTCGAACGTCTTGACTGCCAGCGCGACGTATTCCATCACTGACTGGTGCATTGGTCCCTCGAGGGTGGGGTGCCGCAGGGGGGTGGGCGCTGCGGCACCCCGGAGGATTACGCCTTGACGACGTCGTCGCGCTCGATCTCGAGCGTGGCGCTGGCAAGATCCTTCTTGCCGTCGGTGAACGTGACCTTGTAGGTCCCGTAGCCCTGCACCATGAACTGGGCGCGGAGAGGACGTTCCACTCCGCAACGCAGGGTGTCGTTGATCCCCGGTCCTTCGACCCGGAACCAACCCTCGTCGACCTTGTCGTGACCGTTGAGGGTCATGTCGACGAAGTCGCCGGGGCGGTAGACCGTCGCGACGGGGCCGATGGTGACGTCCTTGTTTCCAGTCTTCGCCACCTTCGTCTCGCCCCGATCCTTGAGGGGCTTGACCTCGATGTCATCTGCCATGATCACGCCTCGTCGTAGAGGCGGTGCTTGAGGTCGCGCAGTTTCCGGTAGCACGCCTCGCGTTCCGCCTTGTCCTTGTTGGTAAGGGGCCGTCTCCGGTCGGCGTTGCTGCGGAGCATGGCCTGAAACTCCAGAGCCACGTCCGCCTCCTCTGCTTTCACTCGCAGCCATGGCCGAAGGGCCTGAATGGCGTCCCCGGCCATGGCGCTTGTGATCGTCCACTCGTAGAGACGTCGCTGCCCCTGACGATCCGAGGATCTGATCGACCCCCCAAACCGCGCCCTGAGTAGGCGCAACGGGAGGGGATCGACTTGATGGCACGAGAACATCAGATACCAACGACGCTCGCGACTGCGTGAGTACCCGGTTCCAACCCGGATGGACCCCTCGCCATCAACGAAGCCCGCGAGGTAGGCCAACTCTTCGCTCATGCCTACCAGTATAGGCTGCGCATACTACCGAGTGCTATGCCTCATCGTAGCTGTAGTTGGCCGTCTGCTGCGTCCAGTTGCCCGGGCCAGCCGTTGCCCCGACCTGAAGCTGCATCACGAGGTACTTGGTGTAGGCGTTGAGCTGACCGGCCGTGTACTGGGCGTTGTCCCAGATGGCCTTGTTGCCCGACGTGTACGTGGTGGCGTTCGCACTCGCCACCGTGGAGGTCGCCGTGGTGCCCTGCTGGTACGTCACGAAGGCCCCGGTGAAGTTCAACGTCGTCGACGTGTCGACGGTGGAGTTGAACCACGCCTTGAACGACTGGACGTAGTTGGCTGGGGTGGCGGTGATCTTGAGGCGGGCCCACTTCTCGTACGAGTTGGTGCCCACCGTGATGGGGTTCGCCTGCCGGTTGGCGAGCGTGTTGAGCGCGTTGTCGGCGCTGATCATGTCGATGCCGGTCACGGAGTCCGTGACGGTCGGACCTGACGACGTCGAGACGCTCAGGACGATGGTTGCGGCCACTGGCTACTCCTTGCTGATGCCCTTGCTCGACGACTTGGCTGGCGTCTTGCTCGACGGTCCAGCCGCCGGGGCGGGCGGAGGCGTTGCCACCTCCTTGGCGCTGAGAACGTCGTCGACGGTCACCACGCCAAGAGGTGTGTTCGCCATGAGCTTGTTGTACGGGTTGTTCTCGTCGTTGGGGTCGCCCATCGGTGGGCGTCCGTCGTCCATCCGCGCCTCGTTGATCGGCTTCCAAGGCATGCCTGCGAGCGCCAGCTTGTTGATGCTGGCCTTTGACATGGACTCCTTGATGTTGAGCCGGAGGAACCGGAAGGCGAGGTTGTTCTCAGGGCCACCGTAGGACTCGTCCCAGACGATCTCCCGCGTCATGAAGTCCTGCCCGAGCGCCAGCAGAGGGCGGAGACCACGATCCTCGGTCATGTCCGCCTGTGTCTCTGCGTTCGCCCTGTTCACATCCATGGTCAGGCCCAGATCCTGAGGCGAAAGGCCGTAGACGGCCGCCACCTTGCGGACCAGATAGACCAGCCACTCTTGGTACTGCATGTCTCGGTTCGAGCCCCGGAAGGGCACGAACTTCGCACCCTTGGAGCCGCCGATGAACGCCATGGCACCCTTGCCAGCCACCTCGTTGAGCCAGTAAGAGCGGAAGCTCTCCACGGACTCTGGACGGGCGGTCTCGCCGAGGTCGAGCATCCCGTCAGGTGCAGCGTTGGTGACCTGTCGCGTGTTGTACTGGGAGCCCATCAGCTCCGCGTCGATGGTCAGCTTCAGGGTCTCGAGTGGCGAGAGCCCCATGACGCTGTACGTCCTCGGGTTCGCCATGATGTAGACCATGTCGCGGTTCTTGAAGGGCACCTCGTAGGTGGGCGTCGGGCACCACCAGTAGCGGTTCTCGTCGGGGTCGCCGTCCCAGATCGTCGAGACCTTGATCCTGCCCCCGTCGGTGGCGTGCAGGTAAGCCAGAGAGCCGTCGAGCGTGCGCTCCTTCTCGATCACGCCCGCGTCGAGGACGAGGATGTCCTCCATGATCGGCTCGATCCACGAGCGGAACGACTCGACCATCGGGTTGGGCTGGTTGAACAGTGCCCGCAGCTCCTTCTGGAGCGGCTTGCTGTAGTCCTGCGTGGAGTCGAAGGGGACGATGTCCCACTCCGCCGAGGACACCTGCGTCTTGCGGATGTTGATCGCGGCCCGGATCCACTCCGAGTGCTCGGCCCAGTTACGGAACAACGCCGCAGACGACTTCGAGGCCCGCCCCTTGTCCTGATAGGCCAGCGAGGCGCTGCCCTTCGGCTGGTTCTTGGGCGAGGTGCGATACCCATACAGGGACTTCCTCAGGGCCACTCGCCCCTGAGGCGTCAGCAGGCCCGGTGGGGCGGTCAAGGCCATCAGCGCGGCTCCTTGAAGTGCGCCGCAAGGACTTTGTCCTGCTGGGCGTTGATGAAATCGGACTCGAGCTTCTTGTTGGCGGCGGCGATTGCCTCGTCGTAGGTCAGGCGGTACGTCTCGATCCCCGCGAGCAGGCTGGCGATGTAGGGCGGGACCGTGCGCTTCCCGTCACGGAACTCCAGCTCGACAGGCTCATCCCACTGCAGCATCACGCACGTCCCGTGAAGTAGGTCACCTTGATGTCGTGAATGGGGCAGCTCCCGAGGTAGTTGTCACCCCGGTTCGGGGGACAGGTGCAAACCTGCGAGACCGTGAGAGGCGGCTGAACGAAGGGGGTCCAGCGCCACGGAACCTCCATGGGGGCCGTGCTGGTCCCTGTCGTGTTCACGGGACAGCGATGCTCCATCCCCTGCCACCACGTCCCGCAATCCGGGCACTTCAACATCGCCATCAGGCTGCTCTCACTTTCAGGCTGCCGAAGAAGAACTCCTGCCCGCCGAGATCCATCGAGTACCCGAGGGAGTCCACGAAGTCGTCGTGGCCCTTGGGGAAGGAGAGAAGCTCGACCTCGAACGCCGAGCCCTTGAGGGAGGCATGGTGAAAGACCTTGTGGGCCTCGTACTTCGCGGCCACCGCACGAGCACGGGTCGTCTTGTCGACGTCGGCCTTCTTGCCCTCGATGGGGATCTTGGGGTAGGTCTCCATGACCTCTTGGATCAGGGTCGACTGGAACTGCTGGCTCTCGACGATCACGAGGCTGATGTTGGGGTACGCCATCCAGCCGTCGTGGACGAACTCAGAGTGATGCGACTCGCGCTTGTCGCGGTAGGCCGAGAGGACGTAGAAGTCGCCCGAGTCGAGGTTCTCAGCCGTTGTCACTCGAGCCGTGAAGTCGGCCCGCTCGCGAACAGAGGAGGCGAGGTCAACTCCCATCCGAAGGAGCCACCTCCCGGGAGGAAGGACGGTGAAGTGGTCGAAGGGCCCGTGGAAGATGTTGCCCTCGAGGAGTCCACTGATGTCGTTCTGGTAGGCGCAGGAGAAGAGCGGAGAGCCCATCTCGTCCTTCTCCTTGAGCAGTCGATCAACCGACCAGTACTCAGGCCAGTACGAAACGAGCCTCCCATCAGGTCCCTCCGTGAGCGACGACACCACGTGACTCCGCCAGCCCATCCCGCCGTCCGCGAGTGGCTTCATGAAGATCTCGTACAGGTCTTCCTCGCCCCACCGCGTGCCGATGGCGACCACCACCCCGTCCGGGGAGAGGCACGGCTTGAGGGTCTTCTTGAACCAGACCTCGACCGCCTGACGCTGATCGACGCTCTGGGTGTTCTCTTCGTCGAGGATGTCGTCCATCAGGATCAGATCGAGGCGCTTGCTGATGATCGCGCCGCCAACGCCGACGGCGAACATCGTGACGTCCTTGGATCCATGCCAGCGCGATCCAGCGCAGAGCCATTCCTTGTCCGTCCACTTCGACGGTGAGGGCTTGCTGTCGGGGAAGACCTCGCGGTGCAGGGGGTTCGCCTCCACCGTGTACTTGACGGCCCTGCTGAAGTCCTTTGCCTGCGTGTCGGTATTCGAGACCATCCCGATGCGGAGATCCGGGTACTTCCCCACCAGCCACGAGCACAGGATGGTGTTGTCCCACGTGGTCTTGGCCCCGCCACGGGGCAGCAGGTACAGCTCGTTCTCGCGCCGATACAGGGCGTCGAGGGTCTCGGTGACCATCGCCCTGTGGTGGGCGGCAGGCACGTACCCGAAGACGTATTCCCCGTAGGCGAAAACCGCCTCTGGACCGTCAGTTCGTGCGAGGGTCACCAAGGCGTGGGAGCGGAGACTCACCAGAGTCTCCTCTGACGAGCCCGCGAGTTGCCTCGACAATGCCTCGAAGAATGTCGGGTCCGAGTCCTCCGGTGGCGGAGAGGCTGACACCAAGAGATCGCTCCTCCGTGATGTTGCTGGGCTTCCCGAAGAGGATCTGGAGCCGGTCGATCAGCAGCGCCACGTCAGCGGGCTTGATCACCACGAGGGGCTCTTCGATCCACTCCCCGGCCCGGAAGACCTTCCGGGTGCCCTTCATGTCCTCGCGCATCTTCATGATCGCTTCGTCGATGGCGTCGATGGCGTGGTCGCGGACCTCCGCTTCGCGGGCGATCTTGCGACCCTCGGCCGAGGCCATCAGGGACTGGGCCTTGTCCATGGCCCGCTCCTGAAACTCCTGCCGCTTGCGAGCCCACTCGCGTCTCTTCGACTGGATGGCGATCAGGGAGTGGTTGTTGACGCCGAACTGGCGGGCCAGCTCACGCAGGCCCATGTCACCGGAGATGTAAGCCCGCTCGATGGCGTCGTAGTCGTACTTGCTGTTGCTCACCGGATCTCCCTCGTGATCCCGACCCGGTAGTCGTCGTCGATCCACACCTGAACATCGGTCAGGCGTGGCCTACGTGTCAGGAGGCGCTCCATGATCCACGCGGCAATGCCGGAGAGAGTTTGGGAGCCGCCCACGAGCATATCTCCGAGTGGATGACCCTCCAGCTCGAGTAGGACAGCCCGTAGATCAGCCGGTAGGTCAGTCCTGACACCCGCGTCTGTGCCCTGCTCGGTGGCACTCACCCAGAAGCGGTGCCCATGGACATGGGGACCGTGATCCGGGTCGAGATGGGTAGAGTCGAAATGCTGCTCCGACGCGCAGAAGAACTTGCTCACGCCGTGACGGGCTCCTCCGGCGCTGCGACCGGCTCGGTGTAGTCGACGTCATCGAAGACCTCGACGTCACCCTTGATGGCGAGGAGGCGGAGGCAGTTGTCGCAGACGAAGTCCGTGACGCTCACGCTGTCGACGACCTCGTCGTCCTCACCGACCTCGAGGCCGCACACGGTCTCGGACGTCTTGCGGGGACGAAGAGCGTGGTGCAGGTGACCATGGAAACCCTGCTTCATCCTGACCCAGAGCGTGTCGGCCATCAGATCCTCCTGAACGAGAAGACGGGTCGCCCTACAAGAGAGCGACCCGTCCATTCGGGGCTACCAGCGGCTCGACCAGCCTCGGAGGTCAACCAAGAGAAGGGGGAGCCAGCGAACCCGTATGCAGTTGTACCACGGAGCCTACACCACGGGCAACCCCGTCTCGCTGTCCACCTGTTCAGGTTTGGGCATGCTGACGTCTACCCACTGGTCAGTTTCAGCGTTGTATCTCCAGTCGAGGAGGAAGCTGGAGATCGGGAGATGGGTGAGTGAGCCGTCCTCCAAGAGCACGATCCCGAACGTGTTGTCATCGCTGGTGGCCTGTATGCCCAGCAGTAGACCGTTCCGCATGTCCTCCATGCCCTTGATCGAGACGCGGGGCGGCTCGTCGAACAGGGCCACCCCGCTCACCTGATGCCCGCGCACTTCGCGCAGACCGGTGGCGACACGATGGCCTCACCGAGGCCGATGTCGAAGCAGACGCGGCGCTGACCACACGCCGCGCACTTCATGCGGGGATGACGATGGAGAGCGATCACCATCGTGATCGCGAGGGGGCCGAAGGTCATGTCCAGCGGCGACGGGAATGCCGTCAACTGGTCAGGGTGGTGGGGCTTCGGGATCTCTTGGCGCAGGGGCGAAACCATTTGCCCGAACTCGATCACTGGTCCTCCTCGGGTAGGTCTGCTTCGTCCAGCAGGATGGCGGGGGTCGACACGCCGCCGAAGGCCCCCATGATGTTGTAGCTGACATGCTCGGCGGCATCGTCATGATCCATGCCATCCTTCACCAGCCCCTCCATGATCTTGGAGTAGCTGTAGACGGCGAAGTGACGGTGGGTGGCCCCTCGCGTCCCGACGAGATCTCCCCCAGCGTCCTCGACCGAGATCGGCTCGAAGCGAACAGCGATCCCCATGAAGGCATCCTCGAGCCCCGTGAACAAGGTGATCTCGCCCTCGGGGAAGTTCTCGTCGACGTACGCCTTGATCTGCTCAAGCGTCATCGAACTCATCGGCAAACTCCTCGCCCCCCGGCTCCTCTCTCAGCTCGTCGACCAGCTCCTGCGCTTCCTCGAACAGATCCTCGGACTCGCGCTCGAGCGTCGACGCCTCTTCCTTCAGGCCCTCCGCTTCCTCCTGCTTCTCCTCGCCCTGCGCCTTCAGGGTCTTGATCCTGTCGATCAGGCCCTGCACGCGGGCGGACGGGGCATCCCCCAGAGGCTGTGGGGGCCCGAGAGCGTCCCACGGGTGATCGACCAACTTAGCCATGGTCATGGAAGATCGGATCCTGACAGGGGATGTCCGCCTTGATCTCGCGAAGCTCCTTCGCGATCTGGCGGAACATGTCGGCGATGTCGAGCGACGGGTAGACATGCCCGGGCCCGACAGCTTCCTCGATGATCGGCGCGATGCCTGTCGCCATGATCGGCTGCTCAGGCTCCTGCCCGACCGGGTAGTAGTAGCCCCGGATGTCCTTGTACCGCTTGATCGCGACGGGCTCGGTCAGCTCCTCGAAGTTCGCTCGCTTGAACTCCGCCGAGGTCATTTCCTTCATGGTTCCCTCTCGATCTTCATCGCGTTGATCTCGGCGTCGATCTGCGGCAGGCGCTGACGAGCCTTGGCCCCGATCACTTCGAGACGGTCGATGACCTTGACCCACGGGACCGTCTCCCCGACGGGAGTGGATGGCGCAGCGATCCGCGCCACCCACTCTTCCTCCGTCGGGGCGGGGTCACCAGCTCCTCTCCAGTGACCCCATGGGGCAGCCTCGATCCCCCCAGAGACCGAGGACGCCCCGGAAAAAAGCTTGTTCACTTCGTGGGCGACGGGCTCGGAGCCGCGATGACGGACCCCGGCTTCACAGTGATCGTGATGTTCGAGGCCCCACCAGCATCAGTGATGGCACCCGTCGTGGGGTCGACCTTCACCGGGAAGGGGAACATCTGGACGTTGTTCTCGGTGTAGACGGGTGCGATCTTGCCGTCTGGACGAGCGCACAGGATGTAGGTGCCCTGCGTGTTCCCGGTGTAGATGCCGTTGGGCTCAGCCTGCCCCACCACACCGTTGATCTTGCTCCACTGTCCCTGAACCTCGACCACCTGACCGGGGTTGGAGAGCTGCGCGGCGGCCGGGATCGGCCATCCCACGGCCTCGCACTGGAACAGGAACTGGCCCGAGTACGACGTGACGACGTCCCACGTCTGGCTGTTCTGGTTCTGGCTGTTGTAGATGTCGATCAGGGCCTGACGCTGCAGGCTGTAGTCGTAGAACGGGATCGGCTGGGCCTTGTTGTACTGCTTCTGCTGAGCGTTGACCGTTCCCTGCTCCTGCGTCGTGCTGTTGCTGACGCCGCTGCAGGCGGCGACGAGCAGGGCGGCGAGGATGACAGATGCGAGCTTCTTCACGAGATCCTCCTCAGTGACAGTTCTGCGAGACGAACGAGCTGATCTGGGCGGGCCACGAGCCTTGGTCGAGGAGAGGGGCCTGCTGGCAGATCAAGGTCTTGTAGGTGGCCTGATGCGTGGCGTCACCGGTCTGGTAGTTGCTCCAGTAGCCCATCAGGATCTGCTGGTGGGCTTGGATGTACTGCAGGCTCTGCTGGGTCACGCGGCGCTCGGCGGCCTGCGTCTGCACCCCCAAGGTGTTGAGGTAGACGATGTAGAGAGCCCCGCTCCCGAAGATGATGGCGTAGCTGATGGCGATCACGATGATGATCGCGCACCCCACGCTCCCGATGCTCGCGATGAAGTTCTTCATGCCTGACCTTTCATGACTGCCACGCGATGACGTTGCCCACCGCCCCGAGGAGCCCGATGGAGGCCCCGAAGGCGGCGGTGGCGAAGCGGAGTCTCGAGTCGACCTTCACCATCCCGACTCCATACAGGATCACGACCGTGAGCGCGATCTTGAGGACCCCTACCGCGATCAGGCCGAACCTGATGTACGCCTGCGCCATCAGGGGGTTCTGCTCGGCCCCGATCCCGACGTGGGGCACGATCAATGCGAAGGTCAGGAGGTCGAGGCCCATACAGGTGGCGACGAGCGCGAAGGGCTTCATCCGGCGGTCAGGAGGGGCAGGCCCCCGTCTTCGATCAGCTCACCGAGCGTCTGGCCCGACTTCAGGACCGTGTACGGCATGAACTCCAGCTCGAGCGTCGTGTCTCCCCCGTCGATGAACTCCAGCTTGGCCTTGATGAGGAGGACGTGAGCCCTCCAGCGTCGACGCCACTCGTCGGCGGCCTTGGTCTTCCAGTCGATGTTGTGCGGGTAGGTGTACCTATCGCCGTCCCTCTGGCGCATCTCCTCGGGGGTCGGCTTGTTGATCGAGAAGCGGAAGAGATGGCCGCCCAGCGCGAACTGCAGCGTGTCCCCCGTTGGCGGTGGTCCCCCATGCCATCGTCATGCACCCGTGCTGGGCGAGGATCCCGCTGATCTCGCCGCGACTCTTGTCCACCGTGACCGGAGTCCCCTCGGCGTACCGCTTCATGCCTGCGCCTTCAGGGACTCTGCCTTGCGATGAGCAGCGAACGCCGCCGCCAGCGCGTCGTGGCCGATCTCGACCGGCAGCTCAGGCTCGATCTTCACCTTGAACTCCTGTCCGCAGTCGCACTTCACCCAGCCTTTCCTGAACGAGATGTCGAGAACACGATGACCCGCGAAGTGAGGCTTCTCACCCAATGGTTGACCTCCTGTGTTGTGCAACATTGTGGGGGTGGCGGACATCGCCGTCAAGAGTCGCGAGCCACCTTCAGGATGATGATCGCGTTGCTGATCTCGGGAGACACATACCCCCACGGCTCAGGATCCTCCCCGGTCTCGACGAGGGCCCTCGAGACAGAGTCCCGCAGGCGGACGACCTCGCCATTCGCCCCGTCGAGACGGTTGGCAAGCGAATACCGCTCCTTCATGTCACGGTCCAACTCCTCGAGGAGCCAGACCACCATGTCGGCGTGGTCGGGCCACGTCAGCTCGACGTTGGGACGATCAGGGTGCGCGGCCTGCCACCGCTTGATGGCCCGCATGTCGGCCTTCCAGCGAAGGTCGAAGGTGGCGCGGAGATCACGCTCCGACTCCACGATCTTCTCGATGCCCTCGGCGAACACCGTCCCGTCGGTGGTGTAGACGCCCTTCTCGCCAAGGATCTAGGCGGCGAACCCAATCTGGTCGTCATCGGGCTCGGACCAGAAGATCTTCCGCAGCTTCGCCGCCAGCGCGGCTAGTCCTCGATCATCCATGGCTGACCTCCTTGAGCTGACGCAGCTCCTCCTCGACCTCCCTCGCTCGATCTCGCCAGTACTTGACGCGGTCGACGAGGAAGCCGCAGCCGGTGCAGAGCCAGAGCGTGTCGCCCTTGTGGGCAACGCCCTCCTTGTAGGCGGACTCGAACAGCATGCCGTTGCAGGCGGCCCTACCTGAGCCCGGGGGATCCTCGAGATGGACGACGATGTAGGGGCCCCATGACCTTCTCAGTCATCGGAGGGCACCACCGGCACCATGTCGTACAGCTCCTGCTCCTCGATCTGGAAGTAGCCGTACCAGCCGTTTCCCTCCTCCATGACGAGGGGCTCCTCCCGGGCCTTGAGGATCTCGAGGATGCGGTTGCGGTAGGAGTCGCGGATCTCCTTGATCACACGCTCCATCTCCGCGATGGGGACAGGACGAGCTGCCCACTCCAGCCTGACGTTCGCGATGTGCTGGTCGACCCACGAGGAGCCTTCGCGGTCGTATCGCTCGAGACTCTCACGAGACCTCAAGAGGCCCTGCTCGTGCTCCTTCGTCGCGAGAGCCAGCGCGTACCCCTTCGCCAGCTCCTGCGTGGTGAAGATCGCCACCACCTCGTAGCTCGAGTACTCCCCCTGTGTGAGCATGAAGACCTTCACGATTTCACCTTCTCGATGGCCTTGAGGATGGCGATGGCCGAGGAGAGGTCGTAGGCGGGCATCGGGCCCCTCCCGAACGCGAGAGGCAGGGCCGTCGCCAGCTCCTCGGGAGTCACGCCGGAGCGAACGTCCCGGGCGCGAACCACGGTCCCCTGCTTCACCTCGATCCAATCCCCCGTCTCCTCGTTGAGGAACGCCCAGCGCGTCATTGGTCCTCCGGCCATGGCTTGCCCTGTACAACCTGCCCAACACCATAGGAGTCGAGGTGAGCGAAGATCGGCGAGGAGTAGCGGCTGACGTGCTTGCCCAGTTCCGAAATGATCCGCTTCCTCTCTCCCACAATGGCCTCCTCCACCACCTTGTCGATGTCGGCCAGCCAGACCTGAGCCCCCACCCCACCGACCGTGTAGTCGGGTCTCTGGTTGGCGACGGCCTGCAGCCGCATGATCAGGGCTTCTTTCGCGCTCACACCAACCCCGCCAGCGCAGCTTCGATGGGGCCCCAGAAGTCGTTGAACGCCTTCTCGACG